CTGCGATGTGATTATTCGGCGATGGCAGGATTTCACAGGCCAGCAGGCACGGCATGGGGAGTCCGGCCGCGCGTTCAACGACGTGGCGGCGGGCGTGACCCCGCCCTATCCCGGCCAGCCTGAACTAAAAACGCCGCCCGGCGAACCGAGCGACGCGGGGGCGGCGGCGTAAGAGGCGGCAGAGCAATGGACAAACAAGCCACCATTGAGATAGGTAAAGCGGCAGAGCACTTGGTCGCCGCCGACCTGATTCTGTCTGGTTATCGCGCCACTATGGTTGAGGCCGGATTGCCGTACGATCTTGTTCTCGATCATGATGGGCGGATCTTTCGCGTGCAGGTCAAAACCTGCACTGGTGTTTGCGATCTAGGACTCATGCACAGACGTAACAGAAACGGGCAGCGGGCCGGGCTGGGCGTGGGCTATATGTTCCACATGCACCGGAATAACGGCGCTGGCGGGTATCGCGCCTATGCGCCAGGAGAGATCGATCTTCTGGCTCTCGTGGCGCTTGATATCCGGATCATTGCGTACCTCCCGGTTTTGGGAAAACCGCTGCGGTCCGTCTGTCTCCGGTTGCCAGGCCACCAGCATGATTGCCGTGCCCAGCGCCGCCGCAACGTTGACGAGTTTCCGATAGAGGGGGCGATGACGGCATTGACGGGTGCGCGGCCTGTCCTTGCGGTTAAGGAGTCGCGACCGCAGCCCGAGATAGCGCGGAGGACGATCCTGGCGTCGCTACAAAAGGGTCTATTCGATGTCGCCTGAACTAAAAACGCCGCCCGGCGAACCGGGCGGCGCGGGACTGCGGGCGTAATCCCTACTTCGTGATCCGGTATGTCCGGTCGCCGTCCTTGCTCTTGGTGCTCTCGACCGCCAGTCCCATTTTCTTGGTGATGTTGCCGCTAATGAATCCGCGCACCGAATGCGCCTGCCAGTCGGTCGCGGCCATGATCGCGGCCAGGGTCGCGCCGCCCTTGCGGCGCAGCATGTCGATGACGATCTGCTTCTTCGAGAACTCGCGCGGCACGGACGCGCTGGCGGTTTGCTTGGTGGTCTTGCTGGCCTTGGCCTTCGCGGGCGCGGCCTTGGCGGCTTTCTTCGCGCCCTTGGCGGCCTTGGGTGCCTTGGCGGGAGTGACGGCGGCTTCCGTGGTGCTGGCTTCCGTGGGTGCGCCATCCAGCTTCTGGATGGCCTTCCAGATCCGGGCGATGGCGCTCTTGCGGTCCGTGAACTTCTTGACCGGCTTCAGATCCGCGCCGAACCCGGCGACGCCAGCGAAGCTGTTCCAGATCTGGACCAGCCGGTCGGCGGGCCAGCCGGCGGATGCGGCAGCCAATTCCTTTTCGGTACCGAAGTGCTCTTGGCCTTCCGGAATCTGCGCGGCGGCGGGGAAGGTCGTGATGGTGTTTTCTGTGTCGATTGCGAATCTCATTTTTTGGTTCCTTTCGGGTGCTGCTCTTTTCTGGCACCTCGATTCATCACTCTTCTTCGACCGGACAGCAAGGCAATTCGCAGATTTCCCTAAAACAGTTAATCGACCCGAACACAAGGCGAATGGGGTCCTCGGATGGCTTTGACGCTGGCGCAACTACAGGCGAATCTGGACGCCGTCAATACGGCGATTGGCGATCCGACGTTGACCGTGCGCTACTCCGATGGCCGGTCCGTCACGTATCGCAGCATCGAGGATCTCCGTAAGGCGAAGGCCGAGATCGAGGAAGACATCCGCGAGTTGAGCGGCGGGACTGGAGGCCGCGTCCGGCTGGCGCAGCACCGTCGTGGCGACGGGCCCACCGGTCCGACGCTGACCGATTGGTGGTAGTGCTTGTGGCACCGATCAAGCCATTCGATATGGATAACGTCGACGTAAAAGTTCTGGCCGCCGACGACCAGTCCTTCCGGTTCTTCACCATCAACGGCTTGTCGAGTCTGTCGGAGCGGATGAAGACGCTCCAGGAGTCGTTGCAATCGATGTCGCGCGAAGTGGCCGCGAACCGGGATCGGTTAGTGGAGATCGACATCAAAGGAACCCATGGACTGGGCGATCTCAAGGAACGGATGGCGGCGCACGAGAAGTGGCTGGACGATATCCGAAAGCAGCTGTCGGAACACAGCGTCCACTGCCCGATGGTCGACCGTCTTGCCGCTTGCGAATCGGCGATTCAGGATATCGAGCGGACCAGGGCGGCGCGCGACCAACTGCTGAAGGGCTTTCCGGAGATGCAAAGGCAAGTGCAGGAATTGACCGTGGCTGCCGCCGAAAATACCGGGGCCAAGGGCCAAAAAGAGAGCGACTGGCGCACCACGCTGATCATGATTGGCATGCTGCTCTCGTCGCTGTTCTCGATCCTCGCGTTCTTGAAGAAAGGCTGATGGCTGTGACCGTTGTCGAAATAGCCGACGCGCTCGAGCGGGCGCCGTGGCAAGGTGCAGAGAAGGACAAGCCCGAGGGATCGCGGTTCGCGACGTTTAGCGATACCGCGCTCAACCAGATGGCGCGCGACCTGCGGCTGGCGGCCGGAGACCGGCCCGACAGCGAAGCGTTTGGGGGACTCCAGTCGTGACGGCGATCCTCGACTGGCTAGGCCAGTATTTCAATCTGCGACCGCGCGACAGCGCTCCGAAAAGCCTCCTGACGCTGGCCAATGAACCGAGGCCGAGGGGCAAGCTGAGGACCTCCGGGCTGTATGTGGTCGAGGCTGACTTCGCGGTCTCTCCGGACACATACAACAACCTCCAGGCGATGCTCGATACCTTGCGCGAGAAGTACGGTCTGGACTTCCTGATTCTCGAACCGGGTTTCAAACTGAAGCGCTTCGATGACTACTGATCTCGCAACACGACGTCCCATCCCGCTCCTGCGGCGCGATTGGGACGCGCGATCCCCATCGACGGGCCGCTACGCGGTCCAACGCGTCGTGGGGGAATTGGTGGAGGGTTACCGCCGCCGGCACGTCCAGCGGTTCTCCTACGATGGCGCGACTGCCGGACGGCGCGCGTATGGCTGGTACGCCGCATCGAGCGACGCCAACGTCGAGTTGATGGGTGCGCTCATCTGGCTGCGCAACCGCAGCCGGGAGCTGGTGCGGAACAACCCGTACGCGGCGCGTGCCCTCGAGGAGTTGGCGGGCAACGTGGTGGGAACCGGCATCGTGCCGAAGGCCAAGACTGGTGCGCCGGCCATTGACGCCATCATCGACGCGGAGTGGCCGTGGTTCTGTGAGCAGTGCGACGAGCCGCAGCGCATGGACTTCTACGGGATGCAGAGCCTGACCACGCGGACGATGGGCGAGAGCGGCGAAGCGATTGTCCGATTCCGGCCGCGCCTCATCGACGCCGGCTTGCGAGTGCCGCTTCAACTCCAGATGCTCGAAGCGGATTTCCTCGACCAGAGTCGGACCATGGGGCTCGTCAACGGACACGTGATGGAGGGCGTCCAATTCGACGAGGAAGGCCATCGCATCGCTTACTGGCTGTTCAGCTATCACCCTGGCGGCGTGCTGATCCTGAACCCGCGCGGCGGCATCATCAGCCAGCCCGTGCCCGCCAACCAGATCATGCATGTCTACCGCGTCCTCCGGCCCGGCCAAGTGCGCGGCATCCCATGGCTCTCGCCGGTCATGATGGCACTGCGCGACCTGGACGATTACTGCGACGCCGAACGTGTCCGCAAGAAGATCGAGGCGTGCGTGGCGGCGTTCGTGACGCAGCCGGAGGGCGTCGATGGCGATCCGGTGGGCATCGCAGGAACCGATCCGATGACGACGGTCGGCGTCGAGACGTTCCAGCCAGGCATGGTCGAATATCTGAAGCCGGGCCAGGACATCAAATTCAACAATCCCCCGCCGGCGGGTGGCTATCGCGAGTACAAGATGACCGAGTTGCAGGGCATCATGGCCGGCCTCGGTCTGCCCTACGAGTTGGGCACCGGCGATATGTCGCAGGTGAATTACTCCTCATGGCGCGGCGGCATGCTGGGCTTCCGGAACACGATTGAGAACTACCGCTGGCTCACGCTGATGCCGCTGTTCTGCATGCCGGTCTGGCGCCGGTTCATCGACACGCTGGTGCTGCAAGGGAAGATCCCGGTTGTGGCCACGAAGGACCCGAAGATCAATCTCAAGCAGGTGCAGTGGACCGCGCCCCGCTTCGAGAGCGTTGACCCGGTGAAGGACGCCGAGTCGGTGCTGAAGGACGTCCGCATTGGCCGCAAGACGTGGTTCGAAGCGGTGCTGGAGAACGGTTACGATCCGACGACCCAGCTTCAGCAGATTGCGCTGTTCAACAAGCTGGTAGACAAATACGAAATCATCCTCGACGTGGACCCGCGCAACGTCACGCTGCGCGGCCAGGAGCAGCCGGCCAACACCGAAGAGCGTAAACCCGACAGCAAGCCCAGCGGCGGTGGTTCCGGAAGCCAGGGCCTCGGCATCCACGCGCTGACCGAGGAAGACCTCGCCATGGTGAAGGAACTCGTGGTTGCCGGCATCAACCGCACCAATCAGACCTTCCAGATCACAACCCGGATGTATCGGGGATAGTTCGCCGAACCAAACACCGAAGGAGACCAGCGATGAAGGGCAACCCGGATGTAATGACCGGCCTGCAGGAAGCGATCACCATCGAGGCGTCGTTGATGCTTCAGTACTTCGTGGACCAGCGCGACCTCAAGCGGCTGGGCCTTGACCTTGGTGGTGGTCTCGCCACTCTCGCGGACCAGTGCAAGGCGCACCTGGAGGATCTGGTGGGCCGCCTGTTGTTTCTCGAAGGCGCGCCGAGCATCAATCCGGAAGCGGCCGAAACGCACGACAACATCGGATCGATTCTGACGGACGCCCGCGACGCGGAGGAGTCTGCCGTCGCGAAGTTCGCATTCCTCTGCAAGCAGAGCTACGAGGCGGGGGATATGTCGAACTTCCACTTCTACCAGCACCTCGCGAAGTGGCATCGCGAGGGCGACGACAAGTTCAAAGGACATCTGGCTTGGCTTCAAAAGCAGCTTTACCAGTTCTCGAAGCTGGGTGAGACCGATTACATCGCGGTCAACGCGGTGAAGGAGTAAGGAGAGCAGACGATGCCGCTTACCGAACAGCTACGGGACCAGGGAGCGCATGCGCCGGTATCGCCGGCAGTGTCGGACCCCCCGCCCCAAACGACCAACAGCGCCACTGTGACCATGACGCTGCAACAGAACGGGACGGTCACCAACATCCAGCCGGTCGCTGTCGCGTTGCCGTCCGGTACGACTGTCGAGATCGTGCCGGAGACCACGGTGGCGGTTGCCGGGCCGGCGGTCGTCACCACGAGCGTTAAGGACGTGCCCGCCGAACTGTTCGGCGACGCTACGGTGCTGCCTTCCACGGCGAACGCCAAGGACGGCACCATCGATGTCGTCTGGTACAGCGGCGCCTTAGTACCGCGCATCGACCGGTCGACCGGCGAGCCCTACATGCTCAAGCTCGACATGGCAGGGGCCAGGCTTGACCGGCTGAACAACGGTGCGCCGGTTTTCGATACGCACTTCAGCGGTGACGACTTCAAGTCGCTCATCGCCGGCAAGGTAGGCACGCGCGCCCAGGTGGGCGTGGTGCAGCGCGCGTGGGCCAACGGCCCGAAGGGAATGGCCACGCTCAAATTCGACCTCGACGACACCGACAGCGCGGAGTTGTTTCGCAAGGCGTCCACTGGGATCGTGCAGAACCTGAGCTTCGGAACGTTCATTTACAAGCGGGAGAAGACCGACATGCAGACCGAGGGCATGCCGGAGGGGAAGCCGCCGTATCTCAACGACCAGGAGATCGGGATGTTCAAGGCTACCGACTGGGAGCCGTTTGAAATTTCTCCGTGCCCCGTGCCGGCGGATTTCAATACGTGTTTTTTGAACGCGGAACCCAACGGTGAAATCGCAGTCTTCGGTGCGCCCGATCAGGGCGTGATTGATGCAATCCGGGCACTCAGCCCACAAAAGGAGAAACCTGCAATGCCGGAAACCACGCAGGCTACGGGCGCGGATGCCCGTGTCGTAAACGATCAGGCTTTGGCCGCCGCCCGTGAGGATGCGATCAAGGCCGAGCGGTTGCGCGTCAGCG